ATTTAATTCCATGTTCTAAAGTTAATTTTACGTTAATAACGACACTGGTTTTTTGTTTCATCATTTTTATTTCCTTTTAATGAATATAATTAATTACGAAATGTCTTGTTTATATATCTAAATATAGGGTGGGTTACTGCTGAACGAGGGATGTCATACTCCCTCCGTTATTAACTAAACACGATGCTAATCATCAAGTTTGAGTTTTTGAATTAAGTTACTCACCGCGGTATCTACTGCTTCCTGATCGATGGTGTCGAATAGCTTGTTGCGTGCTTCTTCCGCTTTATCAAAGCTTTCCTCGTCATCGTCGTCGTAATCTATCCATAATCCAAAGTCGACATCGAAAATCTTCTCAGGCCAGCAATACTGCACTCCGACTTTTTGCTTATCGGCGTCATGAGCTTTCTTGATTAGAATCTGACGTCCATGTGACTCAAATTCCTTAAACCATATTTCCATCTCTATTTCCTATCTATTAATCAACTCGCCACAGCCCACCTTGATGGACTGTAATTAGTTAACTGTGCCTGCTTTTAACCACGTCAGGCGAGGTGGTTCCTTACTTTCCACAGTCAAGGAAAATTGATATATTGGTTATTCCACAGTCAATATAGGAATGTTTTATGTCAGATGTAGTAATTGATCCAAAAGAAAACCCTGAATTAGCGGCTCAGCAATTAGTTATAGAATTGATTAAGGCTGAAAAAACAGCCATGATTAATGGAGCGGCGTCAAGATCAACAGTTGAGTCGATCATATTTGCTCACCAAAGTTTTACTAATTACTTTAAAAAACTTAAAGATAATTAATTGTCTTGATATAGCTTTATAAAAGCCACTGCCACAGAGCGAGCAAGTTCTTCTGCTTGCTCTTTATCTGGATTGTTATTGGTTATTAAACATGCCAATGTTTGGCTTGCAATCTCTTGAATTTTTACTGGTAAATCTTCAAATTTCATCTTACTTCTCCTATTTATCTCGACATAATATGTCACCTTAAATCTTATTGTTGTTTAGATGACATACTTCCATTCGTAATGGTTGCCTGAACTGTCTTAACCTCCTCAGACGGCAGAGGTCTATTACTCCCCAGTAATAAATCAGATATAATTAAGTTTCCCCAGTGATAGAAAGGATTAAATCAATGTCTAAAAAGGTTATTACCGAACACAACCCAGTAGAAAGAGTTGCTTTCGATATGGCGCTGGCTTTAGCAGCTAAACAGGATTCAATTAAAACACCTGAGCAATTAATGGCTGAAATTGAAGCGCTTTATCCTGAGTGTTTAGAAGTTGCTAAAAAGCAGTACGAAAAAGAAACTCCGCCTCCTGTTGGTTTTTTTACAAAAAAACGTTAAGTATCTAATGCTGCAAGGGCTGTTTTTAGTATGGCTCTTGCTATTGAGTTTGAGTTGAAATTATCATCGTTAGAGTATGGTTTAATTTCATTTCTTATTTTTAGCATCACCTCATTAGCTATTTTTATAATATGAAAAGTACTTAACTCACCACTTTCTTTAAACTCTTTAATTGCTTGCTCAATTTCAGTTTCATTATTCATAATATCTCCTATCTCGCCGTAACCCCGAACTCACTGCTCGGCTGTTTTGTTTTAACTCCTGAAAATACTGCTACATTAGGTAAGCAACAGTTATCTACCGATGGTTTGAATTTAGGTTCAATATTTCTAGTAACTGGTATGTGACTTAATGACAGTGTTTTTTCTACTGATGTAAGTCTTTTCTCCTGAGGGAATACTGATTCTAATTTCAATTCAATATTCTTTTTTGCAATAGCTTCTGCTTTCCGTCTGGCGTGACGTCTATTTGCAGATGCTCCACGTAAAAACTCAGGCTTGCGTGATTTTTTAACTGTAATAGTTGCCATATATCCTCCAAACAGTTGGCTTTGGTGATTGGCATAGTCATGTGACTAATCATGATCCGCTATGCGAAAGTGGCTACGTCACGCCATCTTCTACACCAATCCCAAAACCTTCTGAGAAGGTTGACGCTTTATCAGCGTCACCGTTCTGATAGCTAATACACAGCTCGCCATCATCGTTGTTAAAGAACATCAACGTGCTGTGTTCCGTTGATGGATAGTATATTCACAAATTGTGATTTTAATGTCAACCACAAAATGTGTTTATTTATTTGTTTTTAAATTAAGTCGATGATTTGAAATATAAAATAAATGGTAAATAAACACGGAATGTGTTGTTTGTCACATAAGATTGGAATGGAGATCACTTCTTTGGAGGGGAGAGGGTACAAAAAAGCCCTCGCGGGGAGGGCTGGTACGGAATTACTGTTGTGAAAGAATAAACTGAACCTGAAAATCTCTTAAAAGCTCATTTGTCCGGATAGTTTTCACATTAAAATAGTCGCATATGTCAGGTATTTTAGGTTTGCATCCATTGTTTTTATCTCTAACCTCGTGAGTAACTACGGTGGCATTTGTTGTTTTTGCCTTAGCGATAATCCATGGGTCTGCTACTGATAAGAATTTTTGAATGTGTGGTAGGCTATTTTTATGTCTTGGGGCATATTCTTGTTGAACATAATTAGCTATAGCTCTAAAGTTCATTTGAGTTTCTTGATCATCAACACTTTGAAAACAATGCATTATACCTTTTGACCAAGTACATATTTCATCGTCCTGCTTTTGTAATTCATCAAAGACATTTCGAATGCTTATTAATTGTCCGTCCATGAATTTAGACCCCATAAACTCCCAAAATCCAGGGCATAAGTCAAAGCAGTAATAATCTTGTTGCGCTTGAATAAATATGTTTGCATCAATTAGATAGCTCAAAGCCCAAACTCCTTCTGAGCAAATTCATACAGTTTATTAGGTTGTATTCCTGTTAAGCTCTGAGCTTCTCTTAAAAGCATTTTTCCTTCCAATGCTTGAGTCACAACAGCAACAGTTAGCCTCTCACTACTTCTAACTTTCTGGTTTCGATTATAATCACCGCCACTAGAGGTGCTTTTCTCATTTATTAAACTTACGTACCGACTATATTCATGTTTGGATATTAGTTTTAAGTCTAAGGCTCGTCGCACTATCACCCAACTACTTACTCTGAAAATGCTTCTTAGATCATCAATGTTCTCTTCAATAGATAAGGATTCGTTCCATTTTTTTAAGAATATTACTTCAGGAGTTAAATACTCTGCCGCAGCTGCATTACAAATCATTTCCTCTTTCTCTCTGGAGTTTATAGATAGATCGGATATAGCGGATTGACCTAAAACCAGATGAGCAAGTTCATGAATCAGCGTAAATATTTGAGCTGCCTTTGCATCATTAGTGTTAATGAAGATAACAGGGGCTATCTTATCTGCTATACAGAACCCTCTAAAATCATCAACGCTAATCGGTCTTGTATTATTGTTTTTTACAACACCGCTTCTCATCACAAGGATCCCTTGAGATTCTATCTTTTTTACTAATGCAGAGAAAAAATCCTTCCACTTACCTTTTGTTGGTGGAATTTGAATATCAATATGCTCTTTAATTGTAGCTACAATTTGTTTGGGGTTACTATTAGGAGGAAGCTTTCCTACCAACTCTACTTCAGGAAGGCCGTTGGACAAGGCGTAGTCTTTGTACCAGTCTTGTTTAATTAACACATCACTAATAGTGTCTTTTAGTGCTACGCTTATCTCATTATTCCGGCTACCTACCGTTCTTCTATCTGGAATAGGTAGTTTTTCCTCTGGAGGTGTATTTAGGTATAAATAGCCAAATGGTATTTTTGTTATATTTGCATACCTTTGAGCTTGGGCAAAAGTAATTGGTTCCTTACCTTCTTCCCAAGCAATTATTGCATCGACAGGCTTTTTGAATTTTTCAGCAATATAATCCACAGAGAGAGATGCTCGGCATCTCGCCCATGTAAGTATATTATTGTTTATAAATGCCTGAGCCATTGCATGCCTTGATGTATTATTCGCTATGTTATTAAGATAAGTATGTGTTTGATTAAATAAAATATCAATTCGGTTATACCTATTATTCCAAGTGCATCACACCAACCACACTCTAAAACGTGTCGTCACCCAAAAAAGCAACCTCGCACATCATCTTCAACGAGCCTAATGGCGTCAGAGAAACTACCTAGCATTATTTCATCGTAGTTGTGCCAGTTACTATTTTTATCCATCCAAAGCAGAGACCATGAATTCGAATATCTATTATGTGTGATTTTTGCTATAGGTTCTTCTACTCTGCCATCACTCCATATTAGTTGCCTAATTTCAAAGATAATTACTGAGTCGTCCTCGATGCGATACTGTAAATCTAATTCATCCCTTAGGTGTTCTGCTGGGCGACGCTTTTCCATGAAAAATTCCATACACCGTCTAATATTTGCTATCTCAATATTACTAAACGCCATATTTCCTCCTAAAACGTGTCGTCAGGCCATTGTGATTTGATTACCTTACCTATGATTGTGCAATTCCCGTTAATAGGGATCAGATCGAAGCGAGGGTTTAATGGCTCTAGATACTCAATTCCACCATCTCTAATCAATCGTTTGAATGTGAATTCATCATTCAGTAAACGCGCGACGCAAAAATCTCCGAACTCAACTTCTTCCTCTGGATCAACCAAGATAAGCATTCCTTCTGGAAAGCTTGGCTTGCCTCCTGGTGGTGCTGTCATTGATTGACCTTCAACTTCTAACCAGAAAGAACGTTCACTAGCTTTCTTAGCTGTAGGTATCCACGACACAGCATCTTTCTGGGTGTATGAGTTAAATTCTGTTGAGAAAGCGCCGGCCTGTACCTTTGTGAATAGAGGGTATTCATAATTTTTGATCACTTGCTCACTTTGACTGCCAAACATTAATTCGGCAGGTGATATACCAAGAGCTTCACTTATAACAATCGCATCATCAGCGCTAATCTTGCGCTCTCCAAGCTCATAGTTTCCTATTCTGGACGCAGCAGAGTAGCCGCACAATTTAGCTAATTGAGCTTGACTTAGCCCTCTTGATTCACGAATGGATTTTAACCTTTCGCCAATAACTTCATTTACTTTTTTCATGTATACCTTTTAACACAAACCGTGATAAATGTATTTAAACGTTTTGTGGTTGACAGTTAATCACATATTGTGTGTAATATTGGAATAAACAAGGAGGATACACACATGAACAATATCGCAGAACAGCGAAAAAAACTGGGAATTTCTCAAGCTGTTTTAGCTTCATCAATAGGATGGGGGCAGTCACGAATTGCTAACTATGAGTTAAACATTAGAACTCCTAGCTTAAATGACTGCCGAGCTATTGTTGAAGCATTACAAAAATTAGGGGCAAATTGTTCTTTAGACGACGTTTTCCCTCCAAAAGTAGCTTGATTTCACCACGTTCTTTAACAATCGCAGGGTTCTTGACTGCTACGGAGTCGCTGATAAAGCGACAGATTTACCCACCAAACAAACAATCCGCTCATATGGAATGAGCCACGGATCATTACTGCTGTTCCCAATATGGGAAGTAATCTAAGAAGGACTTTAACAAATGGAATGTGCAAAAAATATCAAAGTAGAGTGCTCATCAAATGAATTGATGACGTTTTACATTCAACAAATGTATTCAGTCGGTAATAACGGACTCGCTAAAGCGCTTGGAATACACCCATCAAAATCCAGTCGAGATAAAGCCAGAATATTCGATTTAGCTTGCCAGTTGGTGAGTAAGTTCGGATTACCCCCTGACTCTGTAAATATCAGCAATAAGCCAACGAAAGTTGTTCTTGAAGGTGATTATGCAGAAAGGGTTATTCAGGCTCTTGAGGGGAAGGGAAAGATTAAAAGAAAAACCTCAACCACGGCGAATGGTGAGGCTTCTCAACAAATGGACTTAACCATTTAAACTAACAAGTACACTGTATCAATAACCAGTATTAAAGGGAAGCTGATTTTGAGCTTTCCTTTGGCTGATACAGCTTAGGAATAAGGGAATTATACCATGAAGAAGAAAGTTAATCATTGGTTTAATCGTCACGAAGTGCATAAAAACATCATGCGAGATAAGACGTTACGAGAAGTGACACCGTTAGGAAGTAAACGTCTAAAGGAAGCATTCGAAGATGCAAAATTGAGAAATGAGCATCGTGAAAAATTACTAGGAGGGTCGCATGAGTAATATTGCATACGCTGACTTTGGTAATCAACGACGGCAAGAGAGGTCAACAGTGGCAAATCTTGAAGATGGTTACACAAGAATAGCCAACGACCTATTTGAAGCTGTTATGTGTGCAGATTTAACAGCAAGACAACTAAAAGTCGTTATGGCGATCATCAGAAAGACATACGGCTTTGGCAAAAAGTTAGACCGTATTACAAACACTCAAATAGCTGAAATGACAGGCATTCATCATACACATGTTTGCAAAGCGAAGAATGAAATGATTGCTATGAATATTGTCATTTCATCAGGTAATAAAATTGGAATTAACAAAGATTTTACTGAGTGGAATTTCAACATTAGCCAAGTTAGCGAAACATTAGCTAAGTCAGCTAATAAAACATTAGCTAAAACGGCTAATTCACATAAGCCAAGCCAGCTAAACACAAAAGAAACTCTTACAAAAGAAAAGAAAGAAAGTAATACACCCCTTACCCCTCACGAGGTGAAAGGGGAGGGATCGGTAAAACCTACCAAGAGAAAATCAACTCCAATTAACTACGATGAATATCTCAATGCCTACAACGAGGAGGTTGGCGACAGATTACCTCACGCTGTGGAAGCTAACGAGAAACGTAAAACACGTATCAGGAAGATAATCAAAAACCTTGCAACGGCAAACGTTGATGGTTGGCGAGCCTACGTTAGAGCTTTTGTTCGAATGGCTAAGCCATTTTATTTTGGTGAAAACGACACAGGCTGGACGGCTGACATTGATTATCTGCTAAGAGAAACAACGTTGACAGGTGTTCGAGAAGGTAAATTTGCTGACAGGGGGTTTTAAGTGATCAATACGGAATTTGAAGCAAGTGTTATTGGCGGTTTGTTAATTTCAGGGTTAACACCTGATGCCTCGGATGTTTTGGCCACTTTAGAGCCTGAATCATTTTCAGTTAGGTTCTATCGAGAAGCCTATCAAGTTATTCAAAAACAAGCCAAGTCTCGCGGTGTCATCGACATGATGATGGTTGCTGAAGGAATGGGAAGTGAACACCTAGCAAACATCATTCAAACAGCCAAGGATTGCCCTAGCGCAGCCAACCTAAAAGGCTATGCCAAGATGGTGACCGATAATCATAACCGTAGAGCTATGATCCAGTTAATGGATTCTGTGCGTGGTGTGATTAAGAACGGAACTATTGAGCAAGCTAGTGAAGCAATGGAAAGTTTTCTTGCTCAGGCATCTGATATGCATTCTTCGAAAGGTGATATCGCACCCGTCCATGTGTCATCGTTAATCGAAGATTACACGGAAGTTTTACAAGAACGTGTTAACAAAGGCGAGGAGTCGGACACACTAAAAACGGGGATCCGCGAATTAGATGAAATTATGGGAGGCATCAACCCTGTTGATTTGGTCATTATCGCCGCTAGACCAGGAATGGGTAAGACAGAAATTGCGCTGAAAATTACAGAAGGCGTTGCCTCTCAAAATGTTATCGGATCTGACACCAAGAAAGGCGTTTTAATTTTCTCGATGGAAATGGACTCTCAGCAAATCGTAGAGCGTCAGATTGCAGGTTCAGCAAACCTATCTGTTAGCGCATTGAGAAACCCATCTCGTATGAGTGATGAAGATTGGGGAAGGGTATCTATGGGGGCCGGTAATTTACTTGGCTTGAATGTCTGGGTCGTCGATGCCAGTAAGTTAACGGTTGAACAAATCACTGCAATTTCAACACGACACAAGAAACGTCACCCTGAATTATCGTTAATCATGGTTGATTACTTAGGGTTGATTGAGAAACCTCGCGCAGAGCGTAACGATTTGGCTATTGCTCATATTTCAGCAACGCTGAAAGGGTTGGCTAAAAACATCAGAACGCCTGTTATTTCACTAAGCCAGTTATCTCGTGATGTTGAAAAGAGACCTAACAAACGACCTACCAATGCGGATTTAAGAGACTCAGGAAGCGTAGAGCAAGATGCAGATAGCATCATCATGCTTTACCGCGATGCAGTCTATAACGAGAACTCCCCCGCAGCAGCTTACGCAGAAATAATTGTGACAAAAAACCGATTTGGGAAATTGGGAACTGTTTATCAATTATTCAAAAATGGTCACTTTCTTGACACTGATCAGGCTCAAGCATCTAGCATCTGTCAACAAAGTAGCAGACCACAACAACGTCGATTCCAAGGTGCCAACGTTTAACACGCAAGAGGACTTCTAGATGAATCTATTAACACATACCGTCACGAAAGTTTTAGGTGACCCAGTTCTTCATACTTACAAATCGGATGATGGAACAGAAAATGAATATTACCTAACGCCAGTCGAGTGTGATTGCTGGGGTGATATTTCAAACACAAAAGTAATGACTAATACCTTAGAGCAAGCCAAGGCAATTAAAGTCGGCTACGAGTGGGAGTCGTGAGGATTTTTAGATGGAATATTTACGAGATATTTTGGGTACATTGTTTTTCATGCTAGTACCGATTACTGGATTTTTATCTGTTGCATTCCTGATGTATCACGAAAAATCAGGTTGGGGATGGTTACTTTTAGCAGTGGTTGCCATATCAGGAAGTTTAAAAATTAGTTATGGCGATTAAGCGAGGTGTTGAGTGATGAAATGGCATGAGGAAGCACTTGTAAGAGTATTTAGTAGCAACATTCTTACATTTCTATTTCAACTCATCGCTTGGGGTTCAGTATCGGTTTTAATCGCGATAGATAAATTAGGCGAGTTTAATCTTCATGTTTATCTAGGTTCATTACCAATAGTGATTATTCAGGCGTTAGTGATGACATGCCTAATCAGGTGGATATTTAAGTTTTGCACTAAGAATATCAATATTAATTAGAGGATTGAGTGATGAAAGGAACAACGTTAACAGAGCTAATGCGGAAACAAAAAGTTCTATCTCCGCATTTGTTGCTATTCAACCTATCAAGACTCAGATCGCCTTTTTTCAATCATCGCTGGCAAGGTGAAGGAGTACATCAGAAATACTTCGGTAAATCCTAGAATTTGCTCTGCTTCTTCTTTTGTGAATTCTTCATCAGAGTGGACTGCGCCATTTGAGTCAATTCTAACTATATGAGCCCAATCCTTCATGTCCTCTGTTATTTTTCCTTTAGTAAATAGCATGCTTATGCGTTGCGATAGTTTCTCATCTTTAGCATCCTCGCCCATAAGGATTTTAGTTGAGATATCAATAACTTTTCGGCAATTCATTACACAAGTTTCATATCTACCACGTTGAAAATCATCTTTTGATTCAATGAAGAATTTAGCAGCTCGACCTGGGGTGTTTTCTGGTGCCGAAACACTCTTTATCTCAGGGATTACTTCTAAAATTTCATATTCATTTAAATCAGAAGGGATAACTATATTATTACTTTGTTGTTGTTGGCTATATTTGAGGGGAGGTACTTGGTAGTAACTAATATCCACAACCACAACCCCAACTTTTTGGCAACTCCTGCACTTAAAAGCAACATCAACTATTGGCACGTCATTACCGCGCATATGTTCGCTAAAAGCCTGAAGAACTGCGTTTTCACGCAAACAAAAAGGACAAGTTAAATCAAATGAGAGCATACCCATGAATACATTAACTCCATTATTAAATGATATTTCAATAATTCTTAACAGTTCAGATAGACCTGAATTTACCTTAATTCAACGTTACGAAATAGCCTCATCATCGCAAAAGCCAGAATTTGTTATAGCGCTGATAGGTAAACTTATTGAGCAGGATAGGAAGCTAAAGGCTTCGCCACTCCCACCAATGCCAGAGGGTGAATGATGAGTAGAAAAAGATTTAAAAGCTGTCCAATGTGCGGCGGCGACAATGTTAAGCTATTTTACCCATGCCCTTTATCCGGTGGGCATTATATGAAGTGTTTGCAGTGCGGTCTAAAGATAGAACGAGCATCTGCACATGAAACCATAGCAGCATGGAACAGGAGAGCTAACAGTGAGCGATAAGAAATGAGCATTTCAGCAATCACAACAATCAGATGTTTTTTCACTGGTCATAAATTCGAAAAGCAAGAAAACTGCTGTAATGACGGATCATATTTCTTTTGCTCTCGATGTGGCATGACCATATGGAGATATAACATTAAATACAGGGGGTAACTTGGAAGCAGATTTTCTCTTCCACGAATCAACCAAAAATACCGCATGGCAACACCTCAAAGAAGTTCTAGCAACAAACCAACCACACCGGATCATCATCAAGCCTTGGAAAAACAAGCGTTCATTATCTCAGAATGCCACTTTTCATATGTGGTGCACAGAGATAAGTAAATACCTGTGTAATAACAACGCCAATTATACGCCAGAAACCGTCAAGGAGATGCTTAAGCATACATTCCTAGGCTACGAGGTGGTTGATATGGTTGACGTTACTACACAACTTACAGAGCGCGTAAGGACACTTCGGAAAACATCAAATCTTGATACGGGTGAAATGTTCCACTTCATGGAGCAGGTTGAACGCTGGGCGGTAGGTATAGGTTGTTTCGTGACGATACCTGATAACAGTGAATATATGAAATTGAAAAGGGAGCAGGACAAATAATTATGGCTAAGAGAAATAACGCACTAGAGAGCATGAAAAAGTGGATGGAGTTTATTCCTCAGTGCTTACAGCCACAAGGTAAGCAAATTGACAACGAAGAACCCAAAGAGAAGCCAGCAGCCAAGAAGCGGAGGGCGAGAAAGTGAGCGAAGAAAGAAACGGAATTTACCTCAGAATCGATGGTGATCAATATCGCCATATTTGGGTGGTTGGTGATATTCACGGATGCTTCAATCTATTAAAAAGGAATATGTATCGAATTGATTTTGATAAAGAAAAAGATTTATTGATTTCAGTTGGTGACCTAATCGATAGGGGTGATCAGAATGTCGAATGCCTAGACCTGATTAACGAAAGATGGTTTAGAGCGGTGCGTGGTAATCATGAGCAAATGGCTATTGATGCCTTGTTTAATGGTGGGGATGTCAATAACTGGCTATACAACGGTGGTAATTGGTTTTTTCTGCAAAATTATGAGGAAGAGATTTTATCCCGCGCCTGCTTAGCCAGAGCAGAGAAACTTCCCTTTATTATCGAAGTAAATACAGATGGAAAAAAGACAGTCATTGCACATGCTGATTATCCATCCGATGAATACGAGTTCGGCAAACCAGTAGATGAGCAGTATGTGATTTGGAGCCGTGAGCGCATTGGTGACGATAACGTCCGTGAGATTAAAGGTGCGGACCTATTTCTATTTGGTCACACACCAATGATTAAAGGTATCGAAAAGCGCGCTAATCAGGAATACATCGATACTGGGGCGGTGTTTGGTTATGGGCTAACTATGAGACAAATCAAATGAACTGCCAATCATGCAATAGACAGCTAACAGATGATGAGGTTTACGTGTGTAGCCAGTGTGCTGATGAATACGCTCATTTGGAAGTGATGGAAAAAATCAAAGGAGAGGGAGATGCCGAGGTATCGCAGTAAATACAAACACAAACATAAACATCCAAAGAAACCACAAAAGGAGTTTGAACCAATGTTTAATGCCAATTTATTACGCTACGGAAAATTTGTCGCAATATGGTTTATCGCCATGTTAATTCTTGGAGTTATTTTGGGGTGATGTATGCAAAGTTTAAGGCGACGGCGCTGTAAAATATGCCGAGAGTGGTTTCACCCTAAATACAGTAATATTTGGTGGTGTTGTCCAGAGCATGGAGCAGAACTAGCGATAAAGCGAAGAAACAAGGAGAAAGAAAAAGCATTAGCGAAACGTAAAAAGGAGCAAAGAGAAAAGGAAGTTAAAGCAAAAGACAAACTCAAAGCCCGCAAGTTAGCAGTAAAACCCCTCTCATATTTCACCAAACAAGCACAGACCGCATTCAACGCATTTATCAGAGAAAGAGACAAGGATGAGCCTTGCATCTCATGTGGGCGTTTTCACGAAGGTCAGTATCACGCAGGACACTATCGAACAACCGGTGATAATCCAGAACTTCGGTTCGATGAAGATAACTGCCATAAGCAATGCGCCCCATGCAATAACCATCTATCGGGAAATATCGAAAATTACACACCTCGACTAATAGAGAAAATTGGTCAGGAACGTTTCGATCGGTTGATGGGTTCTCATGAATTACCAAAGTGGAAGCGCGAGGATTATGAGCGGATACGTGATCACTACCGAGCCAAGTTAAAGGAGCTGAAGAATGACTCCTGATGCATGGTTTGCAGTTATAACTTGGGGGATTTTATTGTTTGTTTGGATTCCTTACAACTACCTCAGGTATAGGCGAAATATACGGATAGCAAAAGCAAAAAGAAGAGCTTACATATTCGCATCTAAGTATAGAACGGTAAAGGAGCTGAAAGATGTTCACTGACTTAATCGCAGCTATTGAAGAAGCTAGATATTTAAAATCTAAATCGGGTGGTCGAGTTAACTTCTGTGTAATGCAGGTTATGGACTATATGGAAGTGGTAAGCGGGCTGATGGATGGTGTCAGAGTCCTATATACAACTGCGAATGATGATTATCACACAGTATTACCGGAGGCGAGATGAGGGAATGTGATCCGTTCAATCTACTGTCTCTTTACTCAAGCAAAAATGAGCTAAGACGAGTTTGGGGTTCTAATCGAAAAAACGCATTAGACAGTAAGCGAGTCTGGGTTCGCTACATGTTAATGACGTGGGGAAAGGAATATGGTGGCAATGATTATCCAGAATCAGGATCAGGTAGCGTCATTGGACGATTAATGATTAGGACGGAATGGAGCGAAACTGAGGGTGAAAGAATAATCAAGGTGGTTAATGATTTACATAAAATGGGTTATCAGGGAGAGGAATTATTCAAAAAGTCACATGAGATATTAAATCCTAAAAATAAAATAAGCGACCTCATTGCTCTCGCCAAAGAATCAGATGATGCCGCTTTTGTGGAAAATGTAATAACGAAAACATTTGCTAAAAACAATCCGATTCGTCATGTAGCTATTAAACGATATTGTGAGCGCAAATACCCGCAAAAGATGGCGCGTGAATTGAGTTATCAAACTAAAATCAGCATACAGCAAGCGGTGAGGAGGATCGGCTGGGCGGAAAGCATTCTTGAAGAGGAGATGTTTTACGCAATGAAACATGAATTAGAAAGGGAGTTATGTCTGATTTCATAAATATTTAAAATATATATTGCAAATGCGAATTTTATGTGTATAGTTTGTGATATGCTCGGGCAGTAAAACAAAGAGCACTGAAAGCCTGATAGAGATATCGGGCTTTTTTGTATCTGAAATCCGAACAGTGCCCCTCATAACCTCTACGTAGAACGGAGAAATCTGGTTTGCGATACGTTTGGGGCTTTCTATTTTAATTCCCCCGAATTCGAGGGAATAAGTTATTGATATTGTTCCGATGCCGGAATTCCGATAACGCTAATCCAACTCTCCGGAATTACCGGATAGTTCACATTCATAAGATCGCTTAGGCGGTCTTTTTTCGTATATGCCGACCACAGAACAATTACCCTCGTTATCACGTTCACACAAGAGCTGTGAGTCGGCACCTTATTAACTAAATAAATTGGTAAATGTTATGTCAAAAGAGATAAGCGAATTACAGTTTAGTCTTCACTATGCCTCAGAAACAGACAGTGAAAAGAATACCTCCATCATTTTAACGGCGAATATCCATACGGCTGATGGTGAAACTCAACAACTGACACAATTAATTTGCACGACATCTTCCGCAGGTAAAAAGCAATATCGAATCGGCTTGCAAAAAATTAGTGATGCTGGTGCTCCATTGCTGGTGGCGATTGAATCCTATTGGCGCAAAAACACACAAGAGAGTTGTGTTTATTTGTTAGAGAAAGCGAAGCAATTTATTCAAGGACACTTACAACAAACGAATACATGGATATCTATGTATGGTCTTGTGATTGTTTCTAATGCGTCACTGGAAGAACAGTTGCCTGAAGGTTTATTAAAGGCACTTAAAGTATCAATCCCCGCCTAATTTTTTTAACACTTTCACACTAATCATCAACGGACACTCCTCTGGGGGTGACTATGCGTATGGAAAAATTAACCAATGTAACTTATGGAACAGCAGGCCTAACGGCCTTTTTTGCCAGTCTTTCGTTATATGAATGGGGATTTGTTATCGGGATGGCGTTCAGCATGGTTCTCGGTTTAGCCACTTACTTTATGACTCGTCGAGAACAACGAAAACGCACTCAATTATTTGAAAAGCTTGTTCGTCATGTTGACCCACAAAACCCGACCGAAACCTTAAAAAAGCTTGCTGAATTAATGGTGAAAGCGCCAAAGGATATTTAATGTCTCTCAAACAGAAAATAGCGGTGATAACAACAGCAGGAGCAACAGCCATCGCGTTAGTAGTAATAGCCCATTTTGAAGGTGTACGTTATGAGCCTTATCGTGATGTGGCGGGTGTTCTAACAGTTTGTTATGGCCACACTGGAAACGACATCATTCAAGGTAAGACATACACACAACAAGAATGTGATGCGTTATTACAAAACGATTTTATTAAGACACAACAGCAAGTCGATGCATTAATCAAAGTACCACTCGATGACTACACTAAAGCTGCTTTATATTCCTTTGCTTTTAATGTGGGTGCTACCGCATTTGCTCGCTCAACATTACTCAAGAAACTAAATGCAGGTGATAGAACGGGTGCCTGTGAAGAAATTAAACGTTGGGTATATGCGGGTGGAAAGGTTTGGCGAGGGCTTGTCAGTCGTCGAGAGGCGGAGTCAGCACTATGTCATGGAAACCTTTAATCGTCATTATCGGCTTTATCCTTGCATTATTCATTACAGTCGCTGGTGGCATTTATCTCTCGATTGATAACTCATGTACTAAAGATCACGTTAGTTTAGAAAAACGTTGTCAGATTGCACTCTCACATCATCGGTACTAATCATGAAATACGGGAAACTCTATGCCATCATCGCGATGGTAGGCATTATTGTGGGTAGCTATTGGATGATTAGCTGGCAAGCTAACAGGATTAATTTACTGATAGATACCAACAAAAAACTGACAGTGGCTCTCGAAGAACAGAAGTCTATTAATACTGATTACCAAGCACGCATAATGCGATTAAACCAACTGGATATTCAATATACGCAGGAGCTAGCGAATGCTAAGAATGAAATTAGTCACTTGCGTGATATTAGTGAGCGTCATCCAGAGCGGGTGTACATCAAAGCCGAGTGTCCCAAAGTCAAAACCACTCCCTCCACCAGCTTGGCTTATGCAACCACCGCCCGACCTACTGACACCGCTATCCGAAATTATTGGTTACTCAGAGAGCGAATTGCAGAGTCAGAACAGATGATTAAAGGGTTGCAGGATTATATCAAACAAGAATGCATGGAATAAAAAAAAGCCCAGCATGGGTGCATGGGCAAACTAACAGGATATTAATCAAAGTATAGTGATAATTACTTAGTATAGCTTAAGTAAATATATATATCAGCAATTAGATAAGTCGTTTATCCATTAAGGAGAGTGATCATATCTTGACTGCTAGGAACAGACTAGAAGTGGCTTGGCAGTGTATCGCTAAGCTGCGAACTCTACGCATTTCATTCTGTGCATTCACCGCGCAATTAAAAACACTCACAGAACCTTACAGAAAGTCGAACCTGAGAAAAACCGTTAATGGTGTTTTCTGTGGGGCGGTTATTTCTGGTGAACAGGTTCGCTTTTCTATAAGGATTTACACCATGAGCAAATCATTAGTTTTCAAAGGTAATGAAATTACTCCATTTGATAATGGTGATAATAAGATTTGGTTTACCAGCTCTCAGATGGCTAAGCTACTCGAATACAAAAATGAGAAGTCAGTAACCAATCTATATAACGCCAACAAAGACGAGTTTTCTGATGATATGACAATGGTCACTGAAACAATGACCAATGGAATAAACAACAACTTACGTAAGAAAAAGGTCAGGATCTTCTCTGTTAGAGGTGCACATCTAATCGGAATGTTAGCTAATACAGATGTAGCGAAATCCTTGCGTCGATGGTTACTTGATCTAGCTGAAAAAGAGTCAAAACCACAAACAGGGTTAGCAAACCTTGACATGAATGAGCTTAAAACCCTGACTATCAATGAGATGCAAAATAGATTAGTAGCAGCCGATAACTGGTCGTTCGAGAACTTTGGCAGGAAAGGTAGTGACTTAATGAATTTACGCAAGCGTCACTTAAAGAAAATACGCAAAGCGAAGAAGGCAATTAAAGAACTATCACAATTAACCTTGCCTGATATGGGCGAATTTCCAGATGGAGAAGAGCCAGCATGAACCACGAACAATTCATAGAGCAGAACGTACTAGCCGAGTTAAAAAAGCTCGGCTTTTCTTTACCTGTTTGTCGTAGAGCAAGTTACATGGCGGTAGATCATTATCGCCGAAGCTCTCAAGCAAGTAGAAAAGGGCGAATGTTTGACGACTGCTTACATATTGCCAAAGTGTGGGCGAGTAAGTTCGCTAAGGAGAAAGTATGACCAAACAAGAAAAAGCAAACTTATCCATTCTCTATCGTCAATTACAGCAATCACTTGAATACTTACACTGTGGAAGAGTTGATGATGGGAGAATAGTTGCTGAAATCGTCGAGCGCGAGTTAGGCAAGTTAGTCAACAAACAGAAAACCAAATAGGCCCTAGCGGCCTTTTTTATTTAAGGAATGGATATGGCTAAAAGACCAGATTGGGAGGCCATCGAGTCGGCTTACCGAGCTGGCGTGATGTCCATAAGGGAAATAGCCTCTCAATACGAGATAACCCATCAGGCGATAAGTAAGCGTGCCAAGAAAGAAGGATGGGAGCGAGATTTAAAGGCAAAGGTTAAGGCTAGGGCTGAAAACTTGGTTGCCAAAAGGGAGGTTGTCAGTCTGGTTGCCACCGAAAAGGCTATTTCAGAACGGCAACTTATTGAGGCTAATGCCGAGGTTATCGCTAATGTCCGCATGGAGCATAGAGGCGATATTCGAAGGGCTAGAGAATTAACCAACAACTTATTTGATGAACTATCTGCTGAATGTGCTGATGTGCCAGCCTTAAGAAAACTTGGCGAGTTAATGTTTAGTCCTGATGATAACGGACGCGATAAACTCAATGAAATTTATCATTCAATCATATCTCTCCCTGAGCGCGTTAAGTCAGCCAAAGCATTAAGTGAAACACTCAAAAACTTGGTTGGGCTTGAGCGTCAAGCATACGGCCTTGATGATGTTCAGCCGAATAAGACAGCTAGTCAGCTATCAGAACTAATGGACGACTTATCTAAGGAATAATCATGAGGCCAGAACATCTTGCATTATTAAGAGATAAGCTCTGGCGATTGAATCACCTCTACTGGATCACAAACAAAGAAGGTAAGCCAGTTCGATTTAAAATGACGCCTGAGCAACTCGAATATTTTGAAGGGATGCACACGCGAAACATTATCCTGAAAGCTCGTCAGCTTGGCTTTACTACAGAAGTCTGCATTATCCAATTAGACGCAGCGTTATTTGAGGCGGCTAAATGTGCATTGATAGCCCACACACTTAACGATGCTAAGCGACTATTCAGGGAAAAGATAAAGTATGCCTATGACAAGCTACCCGATGAAATCAAAGCGGCTAACCCAGCGAGTAATGATGCGGTTGGTGAGTTGGTGTTTAGCAAAGGCGGCTCGCTTTATATCAGCACGTCATTTCGTGGCGGTACACTCCGTTATTTGCACGTTTCTGAGTTCGGTAAGATATGTGCTAAGTATCCAGAGAAAGCCCGTGAGATTGTCACTGGCGCATTTGAGGCGGTATCAAGCGATTGTTTTACGACGATTGAAAGCACAGCGGAGGGTCGAGCAGGTTATTTCTTCGATTATTGCCAGTCTGCTGAGAAAGCGCAAATTCAGAATAAGACTCTCTCTAACCTAGACTGGAAGTTCTTTTTCTTCTCATGGTGGAAGAATCCAGAGTATGCCATTAACCCTGTTGAGCCATTACCCCAGCGGTTAGTTGATTACTTTGATGAGATAGCCAGCAAACATGGTGTTCAATTAAACGAGCGCCAGAAAGCATGGTATTACGCCAAAGAGAAAACGCTTGGCGACGATATGAAACGGGAATACCCGTCAATACCGTCTGAGGCATTCCAACAATCGGTTGAAGGCGCTTACTACGCCAAGCAGTTCCGCTTCCTGTACGAAAATAAACGCATTGGCACACTTCCTGATAACTCGCACTTACCGGTTCACACGTACTGGGATATTGGTGTGGGTGACTCAACGTCAATTTGGTTTATTCGTGAAGTGGGCGAGGAGTTCCACATTATAGACCACTACTCAAACAGTGGTGAAGGTCTACGGCACTACATGAAAGTACTGAAAGACAAAGGCTACACATATGCAAGTCACAATGGCCCTCATGATATCGATAACCGTGAGTTTGGCTCGGATGCGAAATCTCGGCGTGAATTAGCGCGTGAGGGGTACGAAATCGACGGACAAATTTACTCAATCCGATTTGAAGTAGTGCCGAAGCTTTCAGTTGATGAAGGTATCGAGGCAGTACGTGAAATTCTGCCACTTTGCGTGTTTGATGAGCATAAATGTAGTGAAGGCATTGCTCATCTAGAAGCTTATCGTAAAGAGTGGGATGACAAGCGAGGCTGTTGGAAAGATAAACCGCTTCACGATTACACGTCGCATGATGCTGACGGATTTAGGTATTTTGCGGTGAGTCGCAGAAATACCAAGCGTCCAGCATTCGAAATTAACCTAGGAACAACCTTCTGATGAGTACAACAAATGTAGATTTCACTCGACCGGAGTATAAAACGGCTGCTCCTCAGTGGGAGTTAGTGCGCTCTGTTTGTCGAGGTGGTGAGGACATAAAAAGCTATCTTCCTGAGCTTGAAGAACAAGATGGCAAACGCAAAAGGAAACGCAATAAAGACTATCAGGACCGTGCTGTGTTTTACCCAATAACAGGTAACACCCGTAACGGTATGATAGGCATGGCATTTAAAAAAGATCCCTTAGTTGCTGTTGTCGAAAAGCTTTCGTGTTTAAAAGATGATGCTGATGGTGCGGGCTCAAGTATTTATCAACTCGCTCAGTCCTCGCTTGAGTCGGTATTAGAGGTAGGGCGACACGGGCTATATGTTGATTACAATAGTGATTCTAAACTTCCGTACATATTTCAATATCGAGCTGAAGATATCATTAATTGGCGTACAGCGCGGATTAATGGGCGCACGATGTTAACGCTGGTGGTATTGCGAGAGACAATTGAAGAAGAGGACGGATTTGGATTTAAAGATGCAATTCAATACCGAGTATTAGCGATAGAAGAAGGTAAGTTTATCTGCCGCGTGTATCGCAAGCCCAGTGGAAGTAGCGTTTTTGAAATTTCTTCTGAGTATATACCTGCGCGTGCTGGTAACGGTGTGTGGAATGAAATTCCATTTACATTTATTGGTGCACAGAATAATGATCACACTATTGATGAAGCCCCACTTCTAGGATTGGCAAAAATCAACCTAGGGCATTATCGAAACTCTGCTGATTATGAAGATTCTGTTTTCTTCTGTGGGCAAATACAACCTTATCTAGGTGGGCTAGGAACAGAATGGCGTGACTATCTAGAAAAGAAAGGCGTTATGGTTGGTTCTCGCTCGCCAATTATGTTGCCAAAAGAAGGTTTCTTTGGTTACGCTCAGGCTCAACCTAACATGCTGGCAAAAGAAGCAATGGACAGTAAACGCGATTATATGGTTGCGCTCGGTGCTCAATTGGTTTCTGCTGATAGCAAAGTTAAAACGGTTATTCAGTCTGTCGGTGAACAGAACGCACAAACCTCTATCCTGAGCACCTGTTGCTCTAATGTTTCCGATGCATGCAGTAAATCGCTAATATGGTGTGCTGAATACTTAGGTTTAGATACTGCAGGCATTTCGTTTGAGATTAACAAAGACCTCGTTAATCACATTGCCGATAGTTCGATGATCCGTGAAATCGTCGCAGCATGGCAATCTGGCGCAACGCGTAAATCTGACTTAGTGAGAAGTTTGCAGAAATATGATGTTATCGACCCCGCTGATGATGTTGATGTGGTGGTGGATGAGCTTAATAATCAAGAGCCGACAATGGTAGGTGAGACATGAGATCAGTGAATGAGCGGTTAATGGATGAATTGATTGCTCACTCCCTGTTTTCTGGTCGCTATTCTACAGGGGTGGCTAGACGCATGATAAAGGCACTTAATGAGTTTGATGCTGAATTAACTGCTTCACTTATAGTGTCTTTAGATGATACCTCCATCGATGTTAATAGTTTCACTGCAAGGCGATTGGAGTCGTTGCTGTCCAGCGTTAGAAGTATTAATAAGCGAGCTGTTGATAGCGCTTTTTCGCTACTAACGGAAGAAATGAGAGCGCATGCATTATATGAGGCTGGTTATTACCCATCCCTTTTTGATTCTCTACTACCTGATGTTGTTCTACGCAAATATCCACTAATGAGCATTACAGAGGAAATGCTATTTTCCTCAGTCATGTCTCGCCCATTTCAAGGGAAATTACTTTCTGAATGGGCTGATGGGTTAGAGTCAGATCGCATGACACGCATAAATAACGCTGTTCGTAATGGTTATTTAAATGGTGATAGCGCGGTAGAAATCGGACGTAAAATCAGAGGACATGCAAACCAAGGTTATAAAGATGGCATATTGCAACTAAGCCGAGCTAATGCGACGACAATAGCTAAAACTGCCATTAGCCATTTACAAGCAACAGCGCGAGATCAGTTTGCTGGTGCCAATAAAGACATTCTTGATTGTAAACAGTGGTTATCTACCCTCGATAATAAAACATCTCACGATTGTATTATTCGTGACAGACTGAAATACACGCTGGAAGGTAAGCCTATTGGTCATAAAGTTCCTTACCTACAAGGCCCAGGAAAAATCCACTTCAATTGCCGTTCAACAGAAACATTGGTTACCAAATCATGGCGTGAATTAGGCATTGATTTAGACGAGATGGATGCAGGAACGAGAGCATCAATGGACGGGCAAGTGCCAGCGGATACTAATTTTCTTGATTGGATACAGCGACAACCTGAGTGGCGACAGCGACAGGTATTTGGAGAGACAAGGTTCAGGTTGATGAAAGAGGGCGGTATGCATCCATCCGAATTTTACACGGACAAAGGTGAGTTTATTTCTCTCGAACAGCTCAGGGAGATAGACAAGCAAGCATTTAGAGAGGCTGGATATAGCTAATCAATAAACCATTTAACAAGGTCACCTCGGTGGCCTTTTTTGTTGCTTAAAAAACTAAGGAATATAACTATGTACGCACTTAAATTAATTACTGAACGTGAAGGACGTAAAGTGGAAGAAGTCCACTGCTTAGGAGATATGTACCGCTTAGAGTTTTATCCTGAATCAGAAAATAAAGATATCGTGGCGCGGGTTGAACACACAAAGAAAGACGCCATCCCATTATTTGATATTAAACGAACAGATCATGCTTACATTACAACGATAGTCGGTGACACGGTTCGGGTTATCAGTCGCGGATTAAAATCAAACTAACACTGGTCGCTTATGCGGCCTTTTTTATTACCTAAATTCAGCTTAGGGCTGAGTTAATTCAACGCGCTAGGCGCATTCAATCCCAAGGGGAATAACATGTTATTTATGAATATCGAACGCAAATACTATTCACAGGCTGATGATAGTTCGCAAGGTGGAGGGGGTGGAGTACCAGAAATCACCCCAGAGATTCAAGCCATCATCGATAAGCAGGTCTCAGGGCTAAAGGCTAAAAACAGTGAGTTACTCGGCAAGCTCAAGGAGCAAGGCGATAACTTGAAACGCTTTGAAGGTATTGATCCCGACACTGTGAAGGGAATGCTCAAACGCTTTGAGAATGACGAAGAAGCTAAACTCATTGCAGATGGCAAAATTGACGAGGTTCTCAATAAGCGTACTGAGCGTTTGCGTGGTGATTTCGACAAGAAGTTAAAAGAAGCAAGCTCTAAAGCTGAAAAGGCAGAGGCGTTTGCAAATAAATTCCGTGCTCGTGTGTTAGGCGATGAAATTCGTTCCGCAGCAGGGAAAGCGGGCGCATTAACCAGCGCTCAAGAAGATTTAATTTTACGTGCCAAAGGCATTTTTCAGATCAACGATGAAGGTCAGGCCGTAGCCGTTGATGAAGATGGCAATCCAATTATGGGTAAAGATGGTCGTACGCCATTATCACCTATTGAATGGATTGAATCCCTAAAAGAAAGTGCTCCTCACTTATTCCCCGCAGCCTCTGGTACAGATGCAGGGAAACATAAACAAGGTGGTGCGCATTTTAAACGCTCTCAAATGTCCGCTAGTGACAAGGCTGATTATATTCGCCGATACGGGCGTGACGCATATTTAAAACTTCCAAAAGAGTAAGGAAATATAAGCAATGGCTACGACGACTAATAATGATTTAGTAATTTATAACGATTTAGCACAAACTGCGTTTTTAGAACGCCGTCAAGATAATTTAGCAGTATTTAATCAGGCATCAAACGGCGCAATTGTGCTGGATAACTTGTTTATCGAGGGGGACTTCCGTAAGCGTGCCTTTTATCATATCGGCGGTTCGATTGAGCATCGTGATGTAAACTCTACAGCATCCGTAGAGAACAAAAAAATCGGCGCGGGCGAATCTGTTGATGTAAAAGCACCTTGGAAATATGGTCCTTATGCAACGACAGAAGAAGCATTTAAACGCCGTGGGCGTGATGTATCGGAGTTTTCTGAGTTGGTGGGTACGGATGCGGCAGATGCTTCACTAGAGGGTTACATTAAATACTCTTTAGCTGCGCTGGGTGCAGCAATCGGCAATAACAAAGAAATGGTGGTGACGGCTGATATTGCGACCGATGGCAAGAAAACGCTGACCAAAGGTTTACGCAAATACGGCGATAAATTTAACCGTGTAAATCTGTTTGTTATGCACTCAACCACCTACTTCGATATTGTTGATCAGGCCATTGACAACAAAGTGTATGAAGAAGCGGGTGTGGTTATCTACGGTGGACAGCCAGGCACATTAGGTAAGCCTGTGCTGGTAACGGATACAGCGCCAGTAGATGCCATCTTTGGTTTAGTGCCGGGTGCTGTGACTATCACTGAATCCCAAGAGCCGACTTTCCGATCTTATGAAATCAATGACAAGGAGAACTTGGAAGTTGGTTATCGTGGTGAAGGCGTGGTTAACGTTGGCGTTCTGGGCTATAGCTGGGATGAATCAAAAGGAAAAAACCCTGATTTAACACAGTTAGGCACCGCAGGTAACTGGAAGAAGCATTTCACTAGCAACAAATTAACCGCTGGCGTCATGATTAAACTGACTGCCGAAGAGGGAAAGTAACCCTGTCAGCGGATAAAACGTCCGCTATCGCTGACAGTACAGATACAGTAACGATCACTCTTAATTACACCAAGGGCAGCTCTCCAGTCGAAGGAGCTACCGTTAATTGGTCTACAACAGGTGGTAAATTAAGCGTTACTTCATCTAAGACGGGCAAAGCTGGTGGTGCGACAGTGAAATTAACTTCTGATTCACAGGGTGAATTTATTGTCACAGCCACTGTTGATGGTGTTGCACAAAATACTGATGCAATTACATTCACAGAAAAAACTTCTCCAGACGAGTAATTTAAGGGGCTTTGTGCCCCTCTTTTTTTTGAGGTGAGCATGATTGATCCTGATAAGAACTCTCCAATATTTAATAGCTACGCAAGTGTGGATGATTTGAAGAAATACGCTGAGGATAGAAATATCACTTTGGCAGATAGTGGATTAGAGGCATTACTAATTACGGCGATGGATTATCTTGAATCGCAAAAATGGTTAGGTAAACGAACTAACCCAAATCAACCTTTATCTTTCCCTCGCTCAGGGCTATCTCGCGACGGTGTTGCCATCCCAAGCGATCAGATACCAAAGCAATTAATCCAAGCTCAATGCCGTTTAGCGATTGAATCAGTAGAAAATGACCTACAGCCCACGTTAGGCGCTGAAATCACCTCAGAGCGAATTGAGGGCGCTATTACTGTGCAATATGCCGAAGGCACTAATACTGGCGCACCAAACTTTCCTTGGTTAAAAGGTTTATTGTCTGGCTTGATTGATGTCTCGGATGGATTTGCCATTAATACATTTGCAATGAGGTAGCCATGAACATTTATCAACGTGGGCAGAGCACAGCATTAAGGATGTTGAAAAAATATGGCGTTTCCTATCAGGCTAAGCGTGATGGTAAGCATTGGGTTGATGATGAGGGGCAGGAACACTTTGAGCCAGAAACGTTATTTTCTGTTGTCGGGGTAAAAACGCAATATAAACCTCACGAAATCGACGGAACACTTATTCTCTCCACGGATATTAAAATGATACTTCCTCCAGACATTGATATTCAGAAAGGGGATAAGCTGCTTATCGATGGCGTTTGGTTGCGCGTTCATGAGCCGAATCCTGTTAAACCCGCTGATATTATTATCTGCTATCAGTCTCAACTGAGGGCGTGACATGTCAGATCAGTTTATGAGGTCAATTAACTTATTTATCGATAAATCCAATGCAGATATTGAAACGGTTGTAAGAAAAACCAGTATTCAAATACTTGCTAGGCTCGTTGATATGTCACCCGTTGGGAATCCTGAACTATGGGAAGTTAATAGGGTTGCCTCAAACTACAATAAAGCAGTTTTTGAACATAATGAGTATCTAAAACAAGATCCTAATAATTTAACACCAAAGCGACGTCAATTAAAAAAGCGTGTTCGTGTTAATGGCTCTATGGATATTTATGTTCCTCCTGGTTATACAGGGGGGCGGTTTAGAGGTAATTGGCAGGTGTCATTTGATGCTCCAGCGGAAGGCGAAACGGGACGCATAGATAAGTCAGGCAATATGACAAAGGCGTTAGGCAACGTTGTTATTGAACAATTTAAGGTAGGAATGAAAGCTATCTATTTCACAAACAATGTGCCTTATGCTTACCGCCTTGAAATGGGGCATTCGAAACAAGCACCTAACGGTATGGTTGCTGTGACTGCTGAGGAATTTAGTCAGTTTTTCAACTCTGCCGTATCGGAAACTAAATCATGAATCAGTCAACGATTAATACTGAAATACGAAAGCTGGTGGCGAGTATTGGCAAGGATTTAAACCTAAAAATCGCATGGCCCAATCTTCCTTTTAATGATATTAACGCTCCCTATCTTCAACTCCATGTCATGCCAGCAGAAACGGATAACATCGGGTTATCTCTGGATATGCCTGTTTATCGTGGTGTTATCCAAATTAACGTAGTTGGGAAAGTAGGGGGTGGGGACGCTAAGATATCAACTATTGCTGATGACGTTAAAAACAGATTAGAAAATGGATTAACATTAGGGGAGGGTATCTACATTAACGGAGAGCCTAGCCAGTTCCCTCCAATTTCAGATGAAACAAATTATACCATTCCTATTCGTGCATCCTATCGATGTAATGCAATCCGATAACACCGCTTAATTGCGGTTTTTTTATACCTAAAATAGAGGTTAACAATGGCCTATAACATTCCTAATGGGTCGCGTGTTTACGTCGCAAGTAAATACGATGACGAAATTAAAATTACCGAGGCAACTAATGCCGAAGAAGCCGTACTAACAGTTGATGATGTGGGTGACATTGCTAAAGGCGATATTGTTCATGTTACATCTGGCTGGAAAAAAGCTTCGGGTGCTTTCCGTGTTGCAAGTGTCGCTGAATCTAAAATCACCTTAGAAGGTGTCGATACAAGTGATAAAAATGTGTTTCCTGCTGGTGGCGGTACAGGAACATTAAAGAAAGTATTGTCATGGGAAGTCATGCCACAGGTAATGACACTTTCTACAGAAGGTGGGGAACAGCAAACTCAAGAGGTTCAATTTCTTGAAGATGAGCAGGCAGAAACTATCGATACCTATAAAAATGGTGTTGTACAGGTTTATACCTTTGCTCACGATGCTAAGCTGCCTATCCGTAAATTGCTAACAAAATTGGACGACAGTAAGCAAGTTACTGCAATCCGATTCTTCAATAAACGCGCAGAAGAAGATCGCTATTACACAGCTTCAATTTCATTCCAGCGTGTGCCAAACACTGCTATCAACGAAGTTGAAAACGTAACAGCGCGATTCTCACTTAAATCTGAAATGCAGATTTATACCAACGCATCTTAATCAATAAATACTCACAACAGCCCCGAAACAGGGGCTTTTTAAGGACTGATAATGCCTAAATTTACACTCGTCCCAAATCCAACCTTCAAAGCTAACGTTAAAATTCCTGTTGCCGGCAAAGAAAAGCCAGAAGTAGTTACATTCACATTTAAACATCACTCAGTAAGTGAGCTTGATGGAATGCGAGAAAAACCGATTTCTGAGTTCTTTGAGCAGATTATTGCTGACTGGGCGATCGAAGAGCCATATAACAAAGAAAATTTAAACATATTGTTAGATAACTACCCTTCAGCCTCTCGTGCTATTTCATCAACGTATTACAACGAACTGTTAGGTAACCGCGAAAAAAACTCCTAACGGTCGCCGAGGCAATGTATGGCGGAATGAGTTCAAAAGAATCGACTGAGTTCGAGCGTGCTTTTGGCTTTCCGCCTGATATTGATGATGTTGAGGTGTGGCCTGATGTTTGGGATTCGTATCAAGTATTTTCAGCTATGAATACACAGTGGCGTGTAGGTATGAATGGTATCACAGGCTTGGATTACAACCCATTAAACCAAATAATGGACTTACTCAACATCAAAGATAGAGCGACCGTTTTTAGCGATATCCGCATTATGGAGGCTAAGGCGTTAGAGGTGATGCATAAGAGACCATAGTCGCGCTTTTGTAAAGCAATAAACCTATTTAAAGTTCTATTACGCTTACTATCGCCACTCGTCTAGCATATTTATCAATTTTTCTAGCTTCAGAGCAGGCAACTTCAGTAAAGGTATTCAATATTTCCTCAATACCTTTTCCGGATTCTATTTTTATAGCAGCGTTTCCTTTTAATAAGAATACATTTGTATTGTCGAATGCTTCATATACAAGTAGGTATTTTTTGGATGGCATTACAATGTCCTCATTGAAGTGAGCCATTATAGTATGACGTTAATGCATGACTGACAAATAAAATGCTAATCAGTGGTAAGCGCAGATTGGTGAGCAGAAAGAGAAAGTAGCCAATTATCAGGCTTGAGATATTTTATAGTAAAGGTAGGAATATGAACAAAATCCTAAGGCAGTATCGACATATGAAGGTGCCTTTATTTGAATCTGGATATATTATCTATTGTGGCTCTTGGGATGATTGGCGCTCTCTACATGAAAAACTAGGCATTGATGGTGGGGATAGTTTTGTTAACGGTGCAAGTCATACAGTTACTAACACTCAGTGTGTACTCCATATTATTGGTGTGTTTAACGGTAAATTATCTACTCTAGCTCACGAATGCGCACATATAGCGTTCGACATTTGTTACCGCGTCGGTGTGAGCGTTGAAACAGGAGCCGCGAATGAAACATTTTGTCATCTTATTAGTAGGATGGTGGATTTCTGTGTTAAACCCAAAAAAGCCGACGTAGGCCGGCTTTAATTATTACAACAGGTTAAGGACGCTTACTGTTTGGTGTTCTTTTTTCAAGAACCCATGTGTTGCCTGATTGCGTTGTTGGTGGTAGCTTTTCGTTGTCTCTCACTGTGGCATAATTGTTTTTTAAACCGCCACGAGGTCCAACTTCTCGATAGATACCGCCATCTTTACCTGTGTTTTCACCGGGTTTTTTACCCATAATAAAAACTCCTTGTAATGCTCGTTATTGAGCAGAACAAATATTAGACGTGAATTTAATTAAGTCAAATATCCGTACAAAGGAAATGGGGCTGCTACTAACCTGATGACGTTTGGTCCTTTATTCGTTTTCTGAAAGCGCTAAGCTTTCCTTTTAACACTCATCACTGATCAAATTACCAGATAACCATCCATAAGCAATATTGATATTATGGTCATAAAATCAATGAGTAGTATCGGTGTCGAAGCAGAGAACGCAGTAGGTGGTGATTATTTTATATCGATTAACCTATTTGCGTACAAATAAAACAACATAAAATGCTTAGGGGATGGGTTTGAAAGAAGATACTATAACCATCAATTCGGAAGATGATGTTTTCAGATTGGTTGCGCAGTACGCTGAAGGTCATGAGATTCCAGAAAACGTAACATTTGAAGGCTGGCCAAACTTAACCTTTAGACTTACGGGTAATAAGTTCAATAAAAGTATTACACCATCCGTAATGAAAGGTTTTATTGACATGCAGGCGCATATCAATAAAGCATACGCCGCTTTCAAATATGGTGATCAAAACAAGCGTTTATCGAAAAAAGAGTTAGAATCGATAGAGTTGGTTATAACTATTGATGAAGGCTCATCCATAATTGAGATAAACATTGGTGGTTTTTTAGAATCACTTAAAAAATCGGTAATTAAGAAAATGACAGGAAAACAGATAGCAATAACAGTGATAAGCGCTGCATTTATCTGGGGAGCGTCTTCTTCTTATAAGTATTACCTAGATACCATGCGAGAAATAAAACTTGCTGAAATAAGCAAAGAAGGCGAAAAGCAGACGCTAGAGTCGATTAGGTTTATGTCTGAGCAAGAGACTAAACGAATGGAACTTGTTACAGGTGTTATCGAGTCCATACCTCAACTTAAGCAGCAAAATGAAATAGCCACTGAGTCTAAAGGTAATTTATTAAAGAACTTGAATAAAGCTGACACTATCGAGTTCGATGGTGTTGTTTTGGATGCTGAGTTAACTAAAGAGCTAACTTCTACAAAACGTAAAACTTACGCCGAAAGAAGAATTGATGGCATATATAAGGTTGTTAAGGTTGAGCCAGGCGATCCTGCGCCATTCAAGGTTACAGTGAAAAATGTAACCACTGGTGAGCTAGTTAGTTGTGTAGTTCAGGATGTGTTTTTAGATGAAAAAGAAAATAAAGAGATTATTCAGCAAGGTGAGTGGGACAGGGAGCCAATCAAACTAACCATAAACGCTAAAGTACTGGGCGATGAAATTAAGTCAGCAATCATTATTAAAGCCGAAAAACTCCCCCAAGAATAAATCTGAAGTAGATGAAAACTAACCCACTCCGGTGGGTTTTTTGTTGCTCACAATTGCTACAGTAAGAAAGCAAATACCAACTAAAATTTATAAAATTGTAAAAAATTTAATTGTAAAGTTTTGTTAGATAAATATCATAAGATGCGCTAATTAATTTAAAAAGGAATGGTTTAATGAAAAAAATAATTATCGCGTCAGTAGTGGCATTTTTTGCATTTTCTTTAAGTGGGTGCGCAACAATCGTTGGAGATAAAACTCAACTAGTGCAAATCGATAGTAATCCTTCTGGTGCTGATTTTTCCATAAAAGATGAGCAAGGCAGGATTGTTTCGCAAGGGAAAACTCCACAAGGCGTCACTTTAGAAAAGTCAACAGGTAGTTATTTTGGTAAGAAACAGTATGAAGTTACTATTTCAAAAGATGGGGCTTCACCAGTCACCTTGCCTTTAAAGTCAAGCGCTAATGGTTGGTACATTGGTGGTAACTTGTTACTTGGAGGATTGATTGGTTGGTTTATTGTAGACCCATTCAATGGCGGAATGTACACATTACACCCAGAGAAGGTTGAAGCGACCTTAAAATAAATTCATATAAATTGACTTACAAACCACCTTCGGGTGGTTTTTTTATATCTGGAGGAAATTAAATGGCAGATATAGCAACAATATCATTAAAGGCTGATACGTCAGATCTGGAGCGTGGCACACAAAAGTTAAAGGAGTTCGGCGATACAGCAGAGAAGGTAAGCGGTTCTTCGCGAAATTTAAATGACCAGTTTAATAGAGGGGTTGATCATCAAAAGAGAGCAGCCGACGCGATAAAGAGGCAAAAGAAAGAACTTGATGACTTATTAAATTCAATAAATCCAACCAATAAAGCATTTGATGCGCTTGATAAAGCTACTCAAAAATTAATAGAAGCAAATAAAAAAGGGATATTACCAAAGGATCAGTTTGCAGACTATAACGCCATACTTGAGCAGACTAGGGATAAATTAACACGTGTTAGCATGTCTCTTACAGCTGAAGGGCAGGCGCTGTTAGCTCAAGAGGCGGCAACAAATAGAGCCAAGCGAGCTGCTGATGATTTTTTAAATTCACTGAAAAATCAAACTGAAATCATAGGAAAAACGAGGACAGAGATTTTAGAGTTAAAAGCGGCTCAACTTGGCGTGTCGCAACAAGCTGCGCCGATGATCAACAGGCTAAAAGAGCAAGAAAAAGCCTTTATGAATGGCTCAATCACCATTGGCCAATATCGAAACGCTATGCGGCAATTGCCAGCCCAAATGACAGATATTGTTACGTCATTAGCATCAGGAATGCCAGTCTGGATGGTGATGATACAACAAGGTGGACAGATAAAGGACTCATTTGGTGGTATTGGAAACTCGTTGAAGGCGCTTGCATCGATAATTACTCCAACAAAGATTGCTATTGCAACAGCAACAACTGCATCACTAGCCCTGGCTTACTCTGCTTATAAAGGATCTCAAGAATTTGCTGAGTTTAATAAGCAATTGATAATGACGGGACGTTACGCTGGCAAAACAGCCTATGAATTAAATCAATTATCTAAAACTTTAGTTGGGAACTGGATTACTCAGGGTGACATGGCCTCAGCTCTAACTAAAGTGGTGGGTAGTGGGCGTTTTCAAGGAGACCAGATTTTGTTGGTGGCAAGGGCTGCAGCACAAATGGAGCAATCCACCGGAAAATCAATAGATGAAACAATAAACCAATTTAAGAGGCTAAAGGATGATCCTGTAAATGCTATTTTAGAATTAGATAAAACATTGCATTTGTTGACTGCGTCTGAATACGAGCACATTAAGTCATTAGAAATAGCAGGAAAAACACAAGAAGCTTCTGAGTTTTCAATTAAAAAACTGTCAGAGGAAACTGATAGAAGAACTAGATCTATGAATCAAAATATAGGTTCATTAGAGAGAGCATGGAATGATGTTGCAACCGCAATAAAGAATGCAGGAAATGCTTTAAAAAATATTGGTAAACCTCTTTCCGATGCGGAGGCGTTAGCTGAGATAAACGACAGAATAAAAGAATGGGAAAATGCTGGATTTTGGCATGGAACCAAAGAACAAAGAGAAAATATGATTCGCAACTTAAAGGAGCAACAAAAGATTTTAAGTTTCGTCGTATCTTCTCATGAAGGTTATGAAAAAGCACAAAACAAATCCAAGGAGGCGGATGAAAAAAGAAAAGAATCAATTAGAGAATATAATAAATTATTAGAAGATACTGCAACTAACGCTCAAAAAAGAACAGCGGCCCTAAATAAGCTATGGGAGCAAGTTAGAAGAGACCCTGAATTTTGGACTGAAGATAAAAGGAAGTTAGCAGTACAAAATATAAATAATAAATTTAAAGATAGAACATCTAAAACCCCAACCTACCGACCAGATTATGGTACTAGAGTAGACGAATCAGCAAATCAAGCCCTACTATCCCTGCAAGCACAATTGAAGGTGCTAAAAGAGCATAAAACAGTCAGTGATGTGATTAGCTCTGAGCGTAAAAAGCTGTGGGATATGGAGGCGAAAATATCAATCCTTGAGGGGGCTCAGAAAACAAGGCAGTTAACCAAGGACGAAAAGGCGTTGCTTGCTAAAAAGGACTACATTCTTGCTTCTCAAGAAGCATTGGCCATAGCTGGTGATGATGTTGAGCTTCAAAAGCAAAAAAATAGAGAGCTAGACCAACAGAACAAATGGATGGACAACCTTAATGCAAAAATAAAAGCATTGAGGGAAGGAGCAGGGCTATCTAGCCGATTGCAACAAAGAGAAAGCGCATTAAATCAAGCTGACACTCCTGAAAAAAAGGACAAATTAAAGGAATGGTACGCTGAAGAAGACGCTATTCGTGCTAACTGGGAGTTAGGCGTTAAGAAAGGTTTTGCTGAATTCCAAGATCAGGCAACAAACGTTTACGGTAACGTAGCTCAAATTAGTCAATCAGCATTTCAGGGCATGAGTAACAGTCTCTCTGATTTTGTATTGACGGGCAAAGCTAATTTTGCTGACTTCACTCGCTCATTCTTAGAAATGACCACCAAGATGTTAATGCAGATGGCTATGCTAAATGCTATGAAAGCGGCATTTGGTGGTAGTGCGGTAGGTAATTTCTTTGGATTTGCAAGTGGTGGTTATACAGGCGATGGTGGAAAACATGATCCAGCGGGTGTAGTACATAAAGGCGAGTTCGTCTTTACCAAGGAAGCAACGCAACGATTAGGTATTGCCAACCTTTATCGACTAATGGATGCAGGAAAGCGAGGTTATGCTTCAGGTGGTCATGTCGGTGGTTCAGCGCCAATGTCGGTTACACAGCCAACAGCATTTATCGCTCGCAATCCTCAAATTGCTAGTGGTGGAAACGTACAGATTAATTTAGGAGATATTAATATTGAAAATGGACAACAGCAACAGCCGTCAAGTAATCAAGCCAATGCTTCATCATTAAAGCGTGAATTCCAGCAAATGGTGGAAAGTGGGGTTAACAATTTACTTAGAAACCCAGCATCTGCATTATCAAGAACAATCAAAGGCAATTAAGAGAGGTAGTTATGAAAATCAAAGTAGAGTTCCCATTGTTATCAAACAAATTTTCAGGAGTGGAAATTACAGGGGATGTAAAAAGATATGGCATTGGGGCCATAAAAATAAGTGAAAAACCTATATTAACGTCAGAAATTACAGTAATGGAGATAGTGGGAAATAATACCCCAGATGAAGAACCAAAGTTACAATTTAAGTACACAGAGGATTATAACCCAAATGAAACATTTGCTTCATTTATGGGGAGAGCGGAAAAATATGCAAGAACCATGATAGATCGCATAAAGGCGGCACAGTAACCGCCTTTATAATATGGTACTAATTATGTAAATGTGACTGAATGATACCAAACGCCTCGATAGTTACAGGACTATCATGCGATACTCTATTTAATTCACTAATAAGTTTTTTTTTTCAATATCAGACATATTCCTAATCATTACTTGAATTATATACTCTAAAGCAAGAGTACGTGTTTGAAGGGCCTCTATGTCTTTTGCCATTTCACTAACTAACATATTCAATTCTCCATCGAAGTAAGTCAGCCATTCCTTCGGTAAGTTTCTCTGGGCTGAATATATAAAATAACCTAATGGATATTTATTAATATCCTGATATTTGATCAGGCGGCTTTGTATCGCCTTTTTTATTGGAGTAACCAATGGAAGAGTTTAAATGGCGAACACAAATACAAGATTCGCCAAGCGGTGAGTTCAAGCATCGCATTAAAGAAGTTGAATTTGGAGATGGTTACAAACAAGTTGCTGGTGATGGTATTAATCCAGAATCTCAAACGTGGCCATTTGCTTATATGGGACTAAAAGATGAGGTGATGCCTATTTTTAAATTCATTCGGCGACACACAGCAAAATCATTTATTTGGACGCCTCCATTTGGTGAAAAAGGGCTTTATCGTGTTAAAGCTGATTCAATAACGATGCTCCCCATCTCTGATGGAGTAATGAAATTGACAGCTACGTTTGAACAGGCATTTAGCGCATGAATATCACAGCAGATGTACAAAAATTAGAGCCGGGTAATAAGGTTCAATTAATTGAGGTGGATGGTAGTGGGTTTGATGGCCCTATTCTTCGCTTCCATGCTTATAACTTACCTCACACACCGGAAGAAATAGAGAAATCTAATGGTGTTATCAAGCCAAAACCAATTTGGTGGCAAGGAAATGAATACGGAGCATGGCCTTACGAAGTTGAAGGAATGGCAAAAAATAGTGATGGTAGTCCAGCGAGACCATCTCTAAAGGTTGCCAATATAGATGGCTTAATTTCATCTCTATGTCTTCAGTTTGACGACATGGTGCAAGCCAAAGTAACTATTTATGAGACATTTGCTCACTATCTTGATGCTAAAAACTTTCCTGAGGGAAATTCAACAGCTAATCCAGACGAATGCTTTAAACAAGTTTATTACATCGATCGTAAAACTAATGAGGTGGCTGGCGAATCCGTAGAGTTCGAGCTGTCTAGCCCGTTTGATTTGCAGGGAGTAATGATACCCGTTCGACAAATTCATAACCTTTGTTATTGGTGCATGAAAGGCGATTATCGTAGTGGTAATGGGTGCTCATATTCAGGGAGTAAATATTTTGATGAGAGAGGAAACCCTGTTGATGATCCTGCGCTAGATAGTTGTGGTGGACTTATTAGTGATTGCAAAAAACGCTTTGGTGAGAATGAGCCATTAGATTTCGGAGGGTTTCCTGCTGCGGGGTTAACGAGATGATCACAAAAAAATTAAGGGAATCGATATTTCAACATGTAAAAGCTGAATATCCAAAAGAAGCTTGCGGAGTTATCTGTCAGAAAAGTCGAGTTAAAAAATACTTTCCTTGTAGCAATCTTTCAGATAGTCCAACAGAGCATTTTGAGCTTTCTCCAGAGGGTTACGCCCTTGCTGAGGACTGGGGAGAGCCAATAGCAATTGTGCACAGCCATTGTGGAGATGGTGTAACGACTCAACCTAGCGAAATAGATAAACTACAGTGTGATGCGACAGGATTACCTTGGGTGATCGCATCATGCCCAGAGGGTGATATTCGAATTATTTACCCTCGAGGTGAACGAGAATTAGAAGGACGGCCTTTTGTGTTGGGCTATGCTGATTGCTGGTCGTTAATTATGGACTACTACCACCAAAAACACGGTATTGAGTTACATAACTACAGCGTTGATCGGTATTGGTGGGAAGAAGGCGAAAACTTGTATATGGATAATTACCAAAAAGCAGGTTTTGTTGATATTGCTGGTGAGCCGAAAGAGGGTGACATGATCATCATGCAAGTGCAAGCCGATGTACCTAATCACGCTGGTGTGATTATGAATGGCATGTTACTTCACCATCTTTATGGTCAACTCAGCAGGTTGGTTCCTTACAGTGATTATTGGCGAGATAGAACCGTAAAAATTGTGCGGAGGAAAGAGTTTGTATGAGCCTAAAAACAATACGTCTATATGGTGTTCTTGGCGCAAAGTTTGGGCGTGAACACAAATTAGATATAGATTCACCTCGCGAAGCAATTAAGGCGCTCTCCGTGCTTTATGATGGGTTTGAGCCGTTTCTTGCTAATGCACACCTGAAAGGGCTGGAGTTTGCCGTATTTAAAGGTAAGCGCAACATTGCTGAAGATGAATTATATCTTGATACCACAGAAGAGATCCGCATAGCGCCAGTGATAAAAGGTAGCAAGCGTGGTGGGTTTTTCCAGACTATTTTAGGCGTAGCCATGATTGGTGCTGCCATGATGTTAGGTCCTGCAGGTTGGGCTGCATTCGGTGCGGGTGGTTTTGCTGGTGGTGCTTTAGCTATGGGCGGGGCAGCAATGGCGCTAGGTGGCGTAGTGCAAATGCTGTCACCTCAGCCGCGTGGCTTATCTGTGCGTCAAGACGCCGACAATAAACCTTCATACGCCTTTGGTGGTGTTGTAAACACAACCGCACAAGGAAATCCAGTTCCTTTACTTTATGGACTAGATAGGCGAGAAGTGGGTGGAGCGATAATCTCTGCAGGGATTTACACAGAAGATCAGCAATAACATAAACGAATTTCAGAATAGCCACTATGTGGCTTTTTTTATGGGTGAAATATGGAATTAATTCATGGTGCAAAAGGTGGTGGCGGTGGCGGACATACGCCCACGGAATCACCAGATAGCTTACTTTCTGAATCAACAGCTAAGATTTTATTGGCTATCTCAGAAGGTGAAATTGCTGGTGGCTTAGACGATACTCGTATTTTTCTTGATGATACACCGATTGGCAATGCGGACGGTACTAAGAATTTTGAGGGTGTCACTTGGGAATTTAGACCGGGTAGTGAACACCAAGAATACATTCAGGGTATCCCATCAGTAGATAGCGAAACATCGGTAGGGTTGGAATTAAAAGACGATCAGCCCTATGTGCGGAGCATTAATAACACTCAGCTATCTGCTGTGCGCATTAGACTATCTGTTCCTCAATTGTTTCAACAACACGATAACGGGGATACTACAGGCTATAGAATTGAATATGCTATTGACTTATCTACAGATGGTGCTGGATATAATGAAGTATTAAAGTCTGCTTTTGATGGTAAAACGACCAGCGAATACCAGCGAACACACCGCATTGACTTACCCAAGGCAAATACAGGTTGGCAGATCCGTGTCCGACGATTAACTAAGAATCAGAATACAGCCAGAATTGTTGATAAGGTTACTATCTCTGCTGTTACTGATGTTATCGATGCTAAATTGCGTTATCCAAATACGGCCCTATTGTTTATTACTTTCAATGCGCGTCAATTTAATAATCGCATCCCTAAAATTAGCGTTCGCCCAAAAGGTGGCTTGCTTATCAAAGTGCCCACGAATTATGACCCGATTAATCGGGCCTATTCAGGCGTATGGGATGGCACCTTTAAACTTGCAGCAACCAATAACCCGGCATGGGTATTTTATGATTTAGTACTCAATAATCGCTACGGCTGTGGTGACCGGATCCAGTCTTCTCAGGTTGAAAAGTGGGACCTGTATAAGATTGCGCAATATTGTGATGAATTGGTACCCGATGGGCATGGTGGTGATGGTAAGGAGCCTCGATTCCTGTGTGATGTTTATATTCAATCGCAAGAATCGGCATACCAAGTACTGAGAGATATAGCGGCTATTTTTCGTGGTATGACATTTTGGGCTGATAACAAGGTTAATGTTGTCGCTGATATGCCAGATAGTATTTTTAGAACGTTTACTAATGCCAATATTGTTGGAGGTAAGCCTACCTATTCAGGAGGTAGTCAGCAAAATCGATATACACAAGCATTAGTTTCCTACACAGACACCAATAACCACAGTAATGATGCGATTGAGGCTGTGGCCGATATTAAACTACAGCGTCGTTACGGAGTACGCAAAACTGAAATATCAGCGATAGGTTGCACTCGACAGACGGAGGCTAACCGTAGAGGTCGCTGGGCGTTACTCACCAATGCTAACGACAGAGTTATTAGTTTTGCGACAGGATTAGAGGGGGCAATACCTTCTCCTGGTCATATCATTGCTGTTGCCGATTCTACATTGGCTGGAAGAGATAATGGTGGACGTATATCGCGTGTAGAAGGCAGAAAAATAACACTTGATCGCAGAGCCAATATTAAAGCTGGTGATAGGTTGATTGTTAATCTGCCAAACGGGCGCTCAGAGGGAAGAACCGTATCACTGGTTGCTGATAATATCATTACAATTTCAACGGAGTACTCACAGGAACCAGAGAAAAACGCAGTTTGGACAGTTGATGCTGATGATTTAACATTACAACTTTATCGGGTCGTTAATATTACTGATAATGGCGATAATACATACACTATTACTGGCGCAATCCATAACCCAAGCAATTACGATCACATTGACTCTGGCGCAAGAATAGGTGAGCGTCCAATCACCATTGTTCCACCGAGTGTGCAAGCACCACCTAAAAACATTCGTATATCATCCTATTCTCAGGTTAATCAAGGTATTTCATTTATTACTCTGCGTGTTGATTGGGATGCAGTTGATAATGCCATTACCTATGAGGCTCAATGGCGGAGAGATAATAATAACTGGGTATCAATGCCAAGAACATCGACATGTGGGTTTGAAGTTGATGGCATTTATGCTGGTCGTTATCAGGTGAGAGTTCGTGCGATAAATGCGTCTGAAATATCCAGTGTATGGACTAATGCGCCAGAAACAACACTGACAGGAAAAGTAGGGAGCCCGCCTAAACCTGTAAACTTTAGAGCTTCACCGCTCGTATTTGGCATTAAGTTAGGCTGGGAATTTGGTGAAAACACCAGTGATACGTTAAAAACGGAAATTCAGTACAGCAAAACCAATAATGGTGAAGGTCTGATGCTGTTATCTGATGTTCCTTATCCCTCAAAAACCTATGAAATGGCAGGGTTATCAGCAGGTTTAACGTTTTATTTTAGAGCAAGACTGGTAGATAAAATAGGTAATCATTCCGAATGGACTGAGTTTATTCTGGGAGAATCTGAGTTTGATGCTAGTATTATTCTTGATGAATTAGCGGGGCAAATCAGCCGAGACCAACTCGCACAAGACTTATTGGGTGAAATTAACAGTAAAGCTAACCAAATCGATATTACTGAATTACATGAGTTGATGAGGATAAATCATGACAAGATTTTATCTGAGTTGATGAGGCATGGAGCAACGATTGAAGAAAGTGAAAAAAAATGGGAGGAGGCAGGAAAATTACTGGCTGAGCGGATAAATCAAGTTTCAACGGCAACAGAAGCACAGGCAGCCGCAATTAAACAAGAGCAACAAGCACGTATTGAGACTGATAAAACCGAAGCACAACAACGCCAATTCTTAGCCACTCAACTTCGTGGTGATTATACCGGTAATGATTTATCGAAAGTCACCGCAGGACTCATTTCCGCAGAGAAACAAGCACGTGTTACAGGCGACCAAGCAGAAGCGAAAGCCCGACAATCACTGGAAACACGGATGAATGGGAATGTTTCAGCGATTAATAAATCATTAGAAACCCTCACCTCGAAACAGCAAGCACAAACGCAAGAGATTTCAACGCTCAATTCAAATCTTAAGGGGAAAGCTGATAGCAGTGTGGTGAATGCGTTAAATACGCGAGTATCTAATATTGATGGCAAAGTGACGTCTGCAACCTCTCAGGTACAAACGTTATCCAGCAAATTAGATACAGTGAAAGCCGATTTAACGGAGTCTGTGGTGGTGGATTTAGATTTATCTAAACTCAATGAAAACACCTATTATCCGATTATTTTGCCATTAGTAACTTCTCGACGTTATGCCTTTAAGGTTTTTAGGACATTAGGGCAATATAGAGACAATAAACCGAGCTATGCGACTCACAATACCAAAGGTTTTGCCATGATTGTGGAATGGCAAGTGAGTGGTTCTGGATGGGGAACCCAGTCTGAAAACCGCATCATTGATAATTTTGATTGGCGATGGACAAATCAATCCCCTGTGATGGGGCCAGCTCAATTAACGAATGGTTCTGTGGAATATATCTATTTGCGAGGAGGGGCTAAATATCAGCTCACTAAGCATAAAAGTGTTAACCATCAAATTATCACCCGCACTTATACCAATAACAAACAATCGGTGGCACCAAAAGGATTTGTGGCGAATGAAGTACCTAAGTCCAGCGAACAGAAAGCCAATGCAACGGCGAATGCGGTAAACCAACTTGAAACTAAGGTGACTGAGGTCTCAGGTAAAGTGACCTCTACCGCCCAGCAAGTCACTCGCCTTGAAAGCCAAGTGGATACAAGTTCAGCCAAAATCGAACAAACGTCGAAAGTGGTCACCGACATAAATGGCAAAATTTCCGCATCATGGACAATGAAAGTTCAGCAAGATAGCAAAGGGAATAAAGTCATTACGGGCATTGGCTTAGGGTTTAATGCACAAGGAAATAGCCAATTTCTGGTCAATGCCCAAAACTTTGCAGTGATATCGTCATTAAATGGCAAAGTGGTGACACCGTTTATCGTGAAGAATGGACAGGTGGTTGTTAATGAAGCTTTTATTGGTGATGCAACTATTACCAGTGCAAAAATAGCTAATGTATTGCAATCAACCAATTTCAGCCATGCAAACAAGGTGGGCTATCAACTTAATATGCGCACTGGTGAAGAAATTAAATATGGGAATAACGCTCAGGGGTACTGGATTGAAACAAACATATTAAAACGTTTGTTTGATAAAAAAGGCACAATGCGTATCAGAATGGGGATATGGTAATGGGCATGGGTTTAGAAATATATGATGAGAAAGGGCGACTCATTATTGGAGAAGACACTATTATACCGCGCCACTTGGGGCAATTTGACCTTCCTTTGTCCCAATATGGATCTCTTACTATTCCTGAGATTTCCTTAGGAGGTGAGGTTGTTTGCCATTTCTGGCTACGGTATCGCTCTCGATGGAGTGGTGAATTTCATGTAGATAAGCCTAATGAGAGAACAGAGTACTCCATATCTGGGAACACGTTAAATTACCGCGTTGATTACAATATCTATCGCTGGGAGAACAATGGCTCTGGTGGTGGGCAGACACAAGCGAATGACTCATTCTCAAGTCATGTTGTCGTATGGGTGGTGTGAAATGGTTGGTGTAGAAATTTACACAAATAATAGGCTGATACAATTAACCGATAAACTCGAAACAATATGTGTTTTGAGAAAAGCAACTCCTGATGAACTAACGTCATCATCAGGCCCTCATGATAGCTATCCGAGAATCTATGCGTTAAATAGCCAATGGATGGTTGCTCCGATTTCCAAGGTAAGCATACCTCAACACGGAGTTGGTCTTGAAGTTTATGATGAGCAAGGGAAAATGAAATTTTCATCTCTTGCTAAGTTGGTCTGCTTTGAGAAATATTATGATGTCAATACGGGGAGCGCTGGCAAAGGCTCATTAAGAATCGCAGGCAAAAGTGGTCATCGGTATGGCATGATTAAGACTCGCTCTATGGGGTATTTTCATAATACAAACATACGAAGCTACATAGACCCTGACACGTGGGATGAAGTTTGGACATTCAAAAGATATAGCGAGCGTTATGTCTTGATTGATGATGTGGGAGGGTTAACATTTGAGTATCGATACGAGTTCTTAGGAGAAGAGGATGGCTGGATAAGTATGCCTCCGAGTCGAGAAGGTTCTGGATTAATGGAACAAGGGCTTATGATAGACGTTTCAATGTTAGAAGATTAAATACCGCACTAATGTGGTTTTTTTGTATCTAAATTTTAGGAAATAAATCATGATATACACAACAGGCACTGTTAGCACAGTGTCAGGGTCTGCTATTGTCTCTGGCACAGGTACCATTATTTTAATTAAAAATGGTAATGCTAATTTTATTTATATGGTGGACAGGGTTAATAGCGATACAGAATTAGTCATTTCACAACCGGCTACATTTACCGTAAAAAACACTAGTTACAGCATTAATCTCACTGAGCCGAACTCATACAGCGACGCTAATAATCGTATGACCGCTATTGCATCAGATATTACGTAGTTCTTAAACGAGCAACGAGTTACGCTCGATGGTGTTAAAAAAGTGCTGGGGGATATTAGTAAAAAGTTAGATAAAAGTAGTGTGGACCTTTCAGGGATTTCGAAGTGCGATTACACGTAATACACAAATGGCTTATTGTGTGTTTCGACAAAAAATCCACCTTAAAGGCGGGCGCTATTGGTCTTTGCCGACAATATTATCGCATTTAGATAAGTGTGTTGTGTTTTATCATACCACCAACTCTCAAGCGGAAGTGAGCTATTTAGCGCATAAAAAGCAATTATACAGCTCAGCCCAAACAGACATTTATGTGTGTGTATTCGTTTCAGGAATGGTTTTGACCCCGAAGAAACGTTGGGGGGTTATCACTGTACAGTGAAGATGGAGCACGGGTCTTTAATACGGACTATCTGCCTTTTACCCGAGGACAATCAATGGCATTGTTATTACGGAAGGGGAGTGTAGAGACTCCATATAGCTTGCCTTTAGTCTGTGCAACCAGTCAGTTTGTGAATGCGTCTTATCAGGATGACCACATTGATTGGGCCAAGCGCAATACGGGGATATGGGGATTCGTTTTCGGGGAAAACAGATTTTTGTGAGTGAATGGATACGTGATGTTCATCGGCAACATCATGTAGAGCAACGTATTCCCTTTTATATCCTTAATGGTTCACATTATTTTTAATAAAATAAATACCTGTCTATATTTATGTAGGATACATGTCGTTTTTCTTTATTGGCATAATGATTTCTGCTGATAATGATTGTTTTGCTTTAATTATCTCTTTTTCATTTGAAAAATTATAATTAGGCAATAGTTCTTTAGGTTTGACACCTAAAATAAACGCGATAGAGAATAAATGTTCTACTGTTATTTTGGTATATCCATTCTCTATACGTGAATAGTGCTGTTGACTTATTTCCAATGAATGGGCTATTTCCCTCCCTGTCATCCCTAATTCTTTTCTTTTTTGCTTTATTCTATAAGCAATAATGGAATTAATT